CGTGATCTCGGCCTCGCGGGCGCGATATTGCTGCTGCACCGTCGCGCTCGCGCCCAATGCCTCGTTGACGTTCTTCAATTCGGTGGCGTAGAGCCGAGCCGCCGCCGCGCGATCGATGTTCTGGTTCGATCCCTCGAACCGCGTCGCCCCTTGCAGGCCGCCGGGATCGCCGCTAGGGAGCTCCGCTGGCTTTGACGTCTTGAGAAAGTTGGTGATCAAGCCGATGATCTGCCCGACCGGGCCGAGCAGATTCAGCGCCGCCTGAATGCCGGTTACCATGTTGTTCCATGCTTGCGGCGAAGTTTGTTTGATCTCGACGAGCCCGCGCAGCGTGTGGTTGAGCCCTTCGTTCAAGTTGACGAGCTGCTTGAGCATTTCCTCCGCGAACAATTTCGCGAACAACTGCGAGTTCTGGTTGCGGGTTTCCTCCAACAGGCCGTTGAGCACCTTCAGGCGCTGAATCTCGTCTGCCGTCAGAATGACGGCGTGCTCCATGCCTTGCGTGAACGCCTCGAAGCCCTCCTCGCCGATCTGCTTGATCACGGGCGCGAACAACTGCCCGCCGCGCCCGCCTGCGGTCTGCAACAGCTTGGCGGCATTGGTGCCAGCGTCCAGATATGCCTTGCCCAGAACGTCGAGCGCCTCGGCGGTGGTCTTCGTCTCCGCCAGTTGCTTTGCGAATGCCGGATTGATCAGGACGAGTTGCTTGTAGAGTTCGCCGCCGCCCCTGCGCGCCTCGGAGAGGTTGACGGCGAAGCGATCGATGAAGGTCTGCGCCTGTTGCGCGTCGACGCCCAATTTCTCCGCAGCGGCGGACAGTACCTGCACCTGTTCTGCGGTCAGGCCCGCGACGATGGCGAAGTTGCTGAGGTGAGCTGCCTGCCTGCCGAGGTTCTCGGCCGCGCGCGCCAATACCTCGAACGTCACCGCCAGCGCGCCGAGAGCGGCACCCACGGCGACGCCGCCGATGCCGAACGACGTCAGGAATTGTCCCAGCCGCCCGAGATCGCTGTTGAATTCGAGAAATTGATGCTCCAGCGTGCTAACCACGCGCGTCAAGCCGGCGAGTTCGCTCGCTTGGTTCTTGGTCTTGGTGGCGTGCTCGGCTGCGAGCTTGGCTGCCGTGGCGGCGGCCTGGCCCGAATTCGTCATGCCCTGCACCAGCAATTTCGACGCGTTGGTCGCCGCCGTCATGCCCTGGAGCATCTTCACCGACGCGATCGCGTTGTCGGCCTGCAACGCGGTGGTCTTGGCGATGGCCTCGGCGGTCTGCACCTGCGCGTAGAGCGACTTCGTCATCTGCTGCTGCGCGGCGGCGGTGGCGGTTGTCTGCTGCTGCGTGGCCTGTGCACTCTTCGTGGTCTCGGCGGACGCGGCCTTGATCTTGCCCTGCATTTCCTCGACGCTGATGCCGAGCCGCTTGGCCGCCGCCTCCATCGCCCGCATGCGGGTTTCGGATTCGACCAGCGGTTGGGAATTTACGTCGAACCCAAGAGAGGCGATGTTGTCGGCCATTGATCAACCTCCCTTTTGCTTGTGGGCTTTGCGTTCGGCTTGCGCGATGGCTGCGGCGTCGGCGAGCGCGCGCGACGGCGGCAGTGGTACCGGCGGCTTGGTCTTGTCGGCGTGATAGTTGCGGAAGGCGCGATCGATCTGGCGCAACGCGTCGACCTCGCTGGGAGCGATATTCACGGCCCGCAGCGTCGACCAGGACAGTATCTCCTGGTGCGACAGCGGCCCCACGCCAAAGCCGATCTCGCGACAGTCGGCGAGCTCGCCCCACCAGCGCCAGATGTAGGCCAGCGTCGGTGGTTCGCTCTCGTCGGCGAGCCGCTCGTCGTCGGTGAGAGCGAATTGATGGCCAGCGTAGGCGACGAGTTCGTCTACGTGGCCTTGAAAAAATTTGCCGCGTTGCCGATGAATTCATCGACCTGGCGGCGGAGCCAGCGCGTCGACGAGTAAGCCCTGCGATAATTCTCCGCCGTCGCCTTGGACGAGCCATTGTCGCCGAACATCACGTCCCAACTGAGAGTCGAATTGACGAGAAGGTCGATCTCGTCCTTTTCGCTCATGATCGCGAGCAAGGGCTGGCGCGATCGCATCATCGCCTGGGCGCGGCGATCCTGTATCTTTCGCTGGAGCTCGATGAAGCGGTCGCTGTCCTTGCCAACCAGCGTGATGGTGTAGGGCCGCCCGTCGTCGAAGCGCAGGACCTCGCCGGTGCCGGGATGGCGTACCTCCATGATCTGGCCCTGATCCTCGGCCTTCGAGGCGAGGTCGGCGAGGTTGACCGAGCCGACTGCTGCCTTCTCGGTCACCTGTTCCTTGGCTGCGTCTGCCATGAAGAATTCCTCCTGATTGTTGTTGGTTGTTACGCCGCCGCCGTCTGGATGATGGTGTCGGGCTCGATCTCGATCGAGGTGTTGATCCGCTTGAGATCGTTGACGCCGCCGCCTGCCGTGGCGTAGCCGTAGACGCGGCCCTTGAAGACGGTGCGCGTCGGGTTGAGCCCGGAGCCGATGTCGTTCTCCTCGATCTTGAAGTTGAACTTCGAGTTGCGATCGGCCGAGGCGGCGCGCAGCGCGATCTGACCGAGATCGGTGTCGTCGCGGTTGAGCACGATGTCGCACGACGGTGCGAGTTGGGTGCCCTTGAGCTGGCGAGTGTAGCCGTCGCCGATGCTCTCCAGCGCGATCTTGTTGAAGTTGGTGCCGCCGTAGACGCCGAGGTTGGACAGGTTGCCCACCTCGACCCAGAGGATGTTGTCGGGTGACGGCACGAGGGTGCCCGTGCCACCGATGTAGAGCTTCGTGCCGGCGATTGCGCCTGCGGTCATCGTGGTTCTCCAGTTGTTTCAGGAAGGTGCCGCGTGAGCGCGGCTCGGTAGCACCGGCTCACGCCGGATTGGGTGCGAAGGTGATGTACGGCACGCTGACCGGTATCATCACCCAGGTGTCGTCGAGGATCATGCGGCCGCGAAACGGGTGCCGCCACATCGCGATCGTGAAGCCGTTCTTGATGAGCTGATGCCCGCGCGGAAACAGTTCGATCACGCGCGAGGCGAGGCGCGCTGGCGCCAGCTCTCCCGCGCCCTGGCCGTAGAAGACGCTGACCTGCATCAGGCCGTAGTGCTGAACGTCGGCGCCGAAGTCGATCGACGGCGAGAAGCTGTCGGCTGGCAGGAAGTCGGCCTTGAGCCAGAAGACGTTGCTGCCGACCGCCGGCTTGACGAAGGCGATGTTCGGGAGAGCCAGCGGGATCGCCGGCGACGCGCAGAACGCCACCAGCCGGTCGATGAGCGCCGACTCGATCGAGACTTCGACGGAGTCGACCATCAGCCATTCCTGACCGGCGGTCCGTAGACCTGCCAGCCGAGGAGGAGGAACAGCACGAAGTTGAGCAGGGTGCCGCCCTGGGCACCCCAGCTGCCGCCGTAGCCGGCGAACAACGCGATCTGGAACACGAACCAGATCAGCATCAACACCCAGAAGATCAGACGACGTTCCATGATCAGACTCCCGCTCTGCTTTGCGCCTCTTGACAGACTTCGCTGACGATCCGCGGCCATTCCTGCGCCGAGATGCGCACGAAGCCGCTCGGAGCTTGCTGGCTGCTGCCGTATTCGAGATGGATCACGTAGTTCGCGGTCCAGCCGACGAAGATGGTCTGACCGATCTGCGCGCCGTTGATGACGAGCGAGACTTGCCCAGTCGTGTCGCCGTAGGCGCGACCGCGCTCGCCGCGAAAGGCCGGGTCTATCAGCGGCATCGCGTCGAGCGAAGCGCGGATGGAGGCGCGGGCGAAGCCGGTGTCGACCGGGATGCGCTTCTGCGCCTGCGTCACGACGCGCTGCGTCGACTCGCGAAACACCGCCGTCATGCGGCGGCTGGATTGCTTGACCCAATCCGAGACGTCCGCGCCGAATTGCAGGTTGCTGACGGTCATTCGATGTTCGCCAAGAAGTCGACGCGCTCTTCGAGCCAGCACCGGCAATTGATGACTTCCTCGGGCGGGCCGTTGGGATCGCCGGGATAGCCGAGCAAGTTGCCCGCGCCGGTCACGAACAATTCGTCGATGCCTACGGTCTCGCCGTCCATCGCGGCGTGGCTGTCGCGGGTGCGATCGTCCTTGGTGGCGCGCCAGGTCTTGCGCACGTCGTTGGGATCGAGCCCGTTCTCGACGGCCTGCTGGAAGGCTTGGCGCTGCGCCTCGTGCAGGCTGGTCAACGCCTCGGTGCGGGCGATCGTCTCGGCGCGATAGCGCAGCGCGCGGTTGCGATAGTTGGTCAGCGCCGCGTTGATCGTGCCGTCGGGGATCGGCTCACCGGTCTCGATGGCGCGCCGGATCGCTGGATCGAAGCGGGCGTCGCGGAGGGCGCGATCGAGCGCCGCCGGATCGAGATTGCGCAATTCCTCGGCGTAATTGGCGAGCCATTGCTCCTGCGAACTGGTCAGGCCGATGAAGCCGCCCTCGCGGCGTCCAGTCGCGGGGTTGACGCGACCGACGAGGTCGAGTGCCACCGTCCGCGGGTTGTTGCCGGCCTCCATGCCGGCGGTGAGAAACGTCCTTATCATGTCGCGCTGGTCGGCGATGATCTGAACGACCTTGGTCGACGATCGCTCGAAGAGGTAGCGCTCGGCCGCAGGGTTGCGGACGTCGAACTGAAACACGGTGCGGAGCCCGGTGGCGGGATCGCTCAAGACCGGCAGCGTCGCGGTGACGACGTTGGCACCGGCTTCGAACATTCGCGAGATCGCGATGTCCCAGGGCCGAAAGGCGATCGGATCGAGCTGCACGGCCTGCAGCGCCGTTTCTACGTCGCCGCGGGCGAGTGCCGCCTCGATCACGTCGAGCTGGGCGGCCGATCTCAGGAGGGCGATCGACTCGAGGAAGGCGCGGCGAAGGACCGGGTCCCAGAGGTCGATCAGGCGATCGATCCTGACGCGGCGCGACGGCATC